GAGAGGGCATTGTTTTAGGCATTATAAATAAATGAACACTACCATGAACACCTCCTCGAGATTTAGTTGTTATTTCAGGTTTTTCTATTTGATCAGGGTAAAATTTAGATACTGTTTTAAGTGCTGCTGCTTTTGCTGCTGCTTTAGATTTTTCTATTTGGTTTGAAACATCTTTACCAAACAGTGCTCCCCTACCTTCAGGTCCATTAAAATGGGGAAATACAATTTTAAACCCTCCTGTTCTTTTATCGGGATATAAAGAAACTTCCTTGTATCCTCCAACAAGGTCATTATGGTATATATCAGCATATTTTAACATGTCAGAAGATAATGCTTCTTGACCTTCCATCATACCCGTTCCTGTTCTTTTGGGTCTTTTAGAAAACGGGTATTCGTTTTTTCCTGTGTAGGGATCCGTACCTAAAGGGGCAACCACTTTTGTACCAGTTGATAATTGACTTGGTTGTTCTCTATTACCAAAAAATGTATTTTCTTTTACTATTTCTTTAACTAATTGTATGATATCTTTTTTTTTCATATTAAAATCTTACTTGTTTTTGGCTGTTATAGTTTCCTACTGCTTGTGCTTTTTCCATTCCTCGTGTTTGCATTCCTTGCCCTCCGTCACCTGAATTCTGATTATTATAAAAATCTAATTCATCTTTTTCAGAATTAAAAGAACCTCCTCCTGCACGTTGAGAAGGATTATTCTTCATAGACATATGTCCTCCTCCCCCCGCTCCTGTACCTGTAAATTCTTTTATAGTACCTCTAATTAGTTCTCTTAGTTCTCTTTTTGTCATTTAAGTTTTGTTCTATATGTTCACGACGAATTTTAGCTGAATTTTTTATTTTTTTAGTAAATTCTTTTTTATTAACACCACCAACCCATCTTTCAACAACACCATCTTCGGACACATAGGTAGAATTTGATGTGTTTATTGCGTCTAATAAATATGACTCCATTTCGTCTACTATGTCAAGTGAATTTTTAGCTTCAAGATTTTTAATATAATCATTATACTCACCACTAATTTTTAATTTATGTTCAGATTCTATAACACAATCAAAACATTTTTTATGAATATTATAATTAGGTTTGTCTAATCTTTTTTTCATTATCTTATTACAAGAAGGACAGCTTAGGGGCATAAATACTTCCTTTTTAATTGCATCTAATTTAGACACTGTTTGTTTTATACCATTTTTAATTGTCCATGTTTTTTTTCCTTCTGTCCAAATGTCATCTTCTTTATAATCTTCTGTCTTTTTATTATAACCTATTTGAGTACCTGTAGATGCGCCTGTTTTACCTTGTATAAGGTTACGCATTCTATTTACGTCCGTTTTTTTAAACTCTTTATTTAATCCTTGTACTTTTTGTTGCATAACTTTTATTTTTTAGCTAAAATCATATTCATTATGACTTGCTTCTATTCCTAATTCTCTTAAATCTCTTACTATTAAATCTAAATCTCCCATACCTGAATTATACCCTTTTGGTATTAAATCATCAATTCCTTTTGTTTTTACTCCTTCAAATGATTCTAGTGTATTTTTCAACCACCCATTAGCTTCATAATATCCTAATTTGTTTGAACGTTGATCTTGATCTTTATTTTCATAAACATCTAACCCATAAAAACGACCTCCTTGTTCAGAATATATAAATGCTACTTTTTCATATTGGTTTGTTTGTCCCCCTTCCATACCATCAACTTCTTCTAAATACCCTAATTCAGTGGCTTTTTCTTTTAATTTATCTTCTTTTTGGGGTTTTTCTTTATCCATCATATCTCTAACAAATGCTGCTTTAGGATCTTCTGGTAATGTGTCTATTTCGCCTTTTCTAACTAAACCCATATAATATAGTTTAGCTTTTTGATCTAATGATAAGTCTTCTATTTTTTCCATTTTATTTTTTTGCTCCAGGTTTCCCTGCGTTAAAGTTATTTTTACTAAATTCTAATCTGTCAACTAATTTAATACCACTTTCAGTGTGGTCAACTGCTACGAATCCTTCCGCTTTAGTTACACTTAAAGTACCATCCCCGTTGTCGATAAAGTGTTTAGTTGCTACTGCCTTATCATATTTGGCGATAAATATGTTTTTTGCTTGAGAAAGTAACTTACTTACTTTAAATAAATTAATTACATTATCTTTAGCTCCTATAAATGTTTTTAATTTGTCTGTTAGTGCTGATCTTTTTTTATCTTGATTTTTAGGTGAAATTTTAGCTACTGCTTTTTCAATTTTTTCTTTATACCAGTTTACAAAAGTTTCAAATGATTTACTTGGATCATTTATAAATTCTCCTTTTCTTATTTCTTGGTTTAAATAGGTATTTAGTAAATTTGTCTTTGCTCTTGAAGAAATTTCATCTGGTAAAGCACTATAATCTACTTTTAATGAATCTGCTTCTTTAATTTTTTCTGACACAAAAGCTTCTTCTTTATCATTTAATAAAATACCTGTATCGTCCTTAAAATAAGCGTCATCAAACCAAACATTACTTGATTCGCTTAAACCACTTATATCTGCTCCAAATGAAGCACCACCACCACTTAGATCTTTATAAGTTGTGTGGAATATAATTCCTATTTTTGCTTCTAATACTTTTTTACCTATTTTAGAATTTGCTTCAACAGCATATCTGATTGTATTAGGTTTAAAAGTATAATGTGATACTCCCTCTATATCTTCTGCCTTAACATCATCACTGTCAAACATAAAGTCACCTTGTAAAATACCTTTTATTCCTACAGTAGGTAAATATTGTAATGCTAATTTTAATTTTTTAGCTAAACCAGCTGCATGTCCGTGGTTTGTGTCTATATCCTGAGAAGTATAATTAATTTTTGGATTTACATTAAATACGGACTTAGTACCTACAAAAAACTTTCCATTTTCAGGATTAATACCTGTAAATATTGCAGGTGCACCATCCCATTTTACAGAAACGTTTTTAATTGTATTATCTTCTCCTTTTAAATTTTTAATCAATTCATAAAGAAAAGATTTAGCTTGATTATAACCATCTTGTCCTTGTGTTAATACTAATTCTTCAAGGTGTGTTAAGTGTGTGTTTGCTTTAGTTTCTGTTAGAACTTCTGCTATTTGTTGTTTCCACCAATCTTTAGTGAATGCATTTTCTTTATATCCCATTTTTTCTGCTTTTTTAACATCTCTAGTAAATACATCACTAGCTTTATATCTTGTTTGTTGTACTTGATTTGCTTTGTAGGGGGGATAATTTTCATTTGTGGGTGTATTATCATGGTCACATTTATGACAGATATATACATCATCACCACCATCATCTATTTCCCAATCCCATCCACAATTATCACAAATGACTTTATCTTTTGTTACTTTTTCTAAAGTTAAAGAAGGACTAGATGTTTGAAAATCTGGTTTTCTCATTACTGTTTTAGCTATTACCTTATTAGCTAATTTCATAAAAGGGATATTGATGTTTGTTCTATCGTCTGTTACTACTAATTCTTTATATTGTTTTAAAAATTCTATAAATTCTTTTTTTCTTTTAGATAATCGTTTAAAGAATCCTATTAATTCTGCTCCTGATATTTCTTTTTTATTACGAGGATCATTTAATCTGTCAAAGAAGTGGTCTGATGTTAAATCTACATCAACTGGGTCTAATTTTTTATCAGCAAAATCTTCTACAGCGTCTACATCTGATGCTGACATTTTTTCATATAATTTTCTTGTTAAAGTACCTTTTATATATTTAGGTACTTCCATATATTGATCTCCTTGTTTAGCTGTGTCTTTTTTTAGACGTTTAAGATTTTTAGCATGTTTAGCTTTTTCTTGGTTATTCATAGTACCCATCATTTCATTTACTGCTGCTGGGTCTTCTACTGTTAAGGATATGTCTGGATATTTATCTTTTAATGTAGCTACTGCTGTTCTGTTTTCTTCCGAATCGTCAATAAAATAAATTGTTTGATATCCTTTTTTAATATGGTTTTCTATCCAATTAGCTTTGTCTTGACCTGTTACTTTACCATCTACTTGTAATCCTAAAGGCACAACATAAGCATCTAAGCCTATACTTTTAAGATACCTTGTTACAGGATGTCCTATAGAACGAGCTGTTAAGATGGTTGTTTTTATTTGAGGGTTACTTAAAGATGTTTTTAATTTATTTATAACTTTACTATTTACAATAGCATCGTTTATTTGTTTTTCAAATTCAGAAAAATCATACTTTATTTCTAAGCTACCTAATCTTGCTTCTAATTCTTTACTTTCTTCTGGAAAATTAGCAGCTGGGATTAATATTTCTTTATTATAATCTCCACTAGGGCTAGTTATAGTTGTTCTAATGTTAGCTTTTACTTGAGCTATTGTATCATCAAAATCGTATGCATGTAAAGTTTTTCCTTTTTCATCTGCTTCATACATTGTTCCTGCTCCTCCTTGTCCTGAAGCTGCACTATATTGTCCCCCTCTTCTATATTTGTATCCAGGAGGAATATCATCTTTTTTTGTATAACCTGCTTTAAATTCACTACTTTTCATGTAATCTAAAACATGATCATTTGGGTTATATAAATCTTCATCTAAATTTGTTACTGTATTCCATGCTGCCGCTTCATCTATTTCTTCTGGTAAACCATCAATAAAAGATTTTTTGTCATTATTTTTTATATAGCTACGCATTGAAGTACCTGATACAGGTTTACCTGATCTAGATTTTATATCATCTATGTTGATAAAATCTTTATTTATATTTTTATTTACTTTTGTAGCATAATCTGAAATTCTTGCAAAACGTGGATCTTCACTATCTTTTTTCCCCTTTATAAATAAAAGTGTGTCTCCATCTTTTGCTTCTAATTCTACAAAATCATAAACATCTCTTACGGGAGAAACTCCTGCAGGTCTAATTTCAATAGGATCATTTTGGGTGTATAATTTCCATAAAACAATAGACATGTTTTGAGTAATACCATCTCTTTCTTTTGGACCTACAAATACAATAACTTTGTCTGCTCCTTCTTTAAGAGCTTGCTTAGCTGCTTTATAGTGTCCAATGTGGGGTGGTTTGTATCCACCAGGATATAATGCGATATTTGCCATTAATTAATACAGTTTGTTATAAATATAAACCTTTAAGACAAGGCTAGCCTCTTCTTCATTAAGATAGAGGTTGTAAGTTCTGTTGCGCTGTGGAGTAATTTTGTAAATTGTTCAAAACCTAATTCTGATGGGTCTTTATCTCCCATTTCTATAAGATAAACTCGTTTTCCATAAGACATAAACGTTTCAGCATGGTTGAAAGCATCTTTTAAAGCATCTTCATCTAATGCAAGATAAATTTTTTCTACTTTAGATTTTATGATTTTTGTCATTAAAGTTGTAGACAATTTTTTACCAAATAAAGGAATCGCATTACGTTTAATTGCCATTGCATCAAACGCACCCTCACATATAATAATGGGTAAATCCCAGTTTATATACATTTCAAACCCAATTATGTCCTTGGTACTGGAAGCCAACTTATGTTTAATATATGCATTTTTATCAAATGAACGACCTACATAATAGTTTAAAAAACCATCCTTGTCATACGAGGGAATTACAACCATATTTCTTAAAGGACCTTGTTCACAGTAATGGAGATTGTATTTTACCACATCTTGTGATGTAATTCCTCGTTGATCTAAATAATGTAATGCGTGTTTCGACAAAATCGCTGACGATGACATTATAGGCGTTACTTCACGTGGTAATTGCAAGGAACCTGATGGTGCTTTAGTGAATGTTGACTTTTTAAAGTTATATTGAGAGTCGATTTCTTTTAAATAATCATACGCTTTTATTGGTGCATCTGCTACCCCC